TACGTTATGCTCTGGACAGAATGCTAAAACTAGATTTAAAGTTTCATTTTGATTTACTGGCCTTGTATATGAAAATTCATATGGAGTAGAGTTATAGTCTACGGCTTTATAATTCCAAATTAAAGATCCTAAAACTTTATTTTGACACTCATATATTTTACCATAAGGATAATTAGATGAAGTTTGTTTAGCGTCATATTTACTTAATATATAGAATTGTTTGTTTTGAGATCTATTCTCTATTGAATTAGTTAAATCTACACAACATCCTTTAACGCAATCAGTAGAGTTATCTATTATAGTATATGGACATGATTTAGCTATGGTAAATCTATTTTCAGTTGTATCTGTTGCTAATAAATAAAAATCTCCAAAGAAAGGAGCATCTTGAACATCTTGAACAATTTTAAATTTTGTTGGATATACAAGGAATGATATTATCTTTTTAGAGTCTATAATATTTTTTGCATCAACTTTTTGACCAAATAAAACTGGATCATCATTGACTCCACAAGAAGAAACAAATTTTGCTATAAAGTAGTGATAGTTTACTCCATTGATTTGTTTTATTCCCTTTTCAAGAACAGAATCTGTCCCAGATATTCCTTGTATTATAAAATCTTCAGCATCAGGTATGTTTAAGATAAATTCTATTATAGAATAAGCATCATTTTGTTGTATGCCTACGCTAAGAACTTCAACAGAGTATATATTCTTTGCAGAAAAATACTTTAAATCATCTCTAATCGCCTTAAAATCAACAACCTCTGGTGATTCTTGATCTCCAATATTTCCTGGATCATATACCCCAAGATAGCTTAAGCTTCCATTAATTCCACTAATTGGAACATCCTCTGGATCTAATCCGCCAGCTACATTAGAAGAGTTATATTTATAACTATCTAGGCATCTATAAGTTGTTTTATATTTAATTTCTGTTGGAAATGAATTATTTACTTTTGCTTGAGCTAGTGGAAAATAATTAAGGAATTCTGGACCAGATGCAAAACCATCTTTTTCAAAATCTAACATTCTTGCTCCGTAACCATTAAGATTTTCATTTCTATAATTTTCATCTGGCCATGATACATAAGGGAAACTTTCTGGAGTAAAGAAATATACAAGGCCCTGATAATTCGCAGCAATTGTTGATGTATAATTTGAAGTTTCTTTTATAAACTTATTTAAATATATATATTTATCTATTAAATCTGTGTTTTGTATGTAATTTAAGGCTGCAAGAAGGCTATTATTAGTTAAATCTAAATAATTATTTAATGCAGAAGCTTGCAATGAATTGAGATAATATAATTTAACAGAGAATATATTATCATTAATCAAAGGGCTTTCGTCACTAAGATGTGTTGTAATTCTATAATTTGATTCATACTGTCCGTCTAATATTTCTATTTTATAATTAGTATTATTTACAAATAAAGATGGATCAAGTTTTAAATTTCTTATAAAAATAAATTGATCGAAAAATTCTTTTTGATCTTTAGAATTAATATTATCATTATATTTAATTGGAAAAAGTATGATTGAATCAATACCTGCATCATCTGGGTAGACGTCTTTAATATCAAAAATAATCTTATCATCTCCTTCTCTTTTATAATTTTTAAATATCTTTGTTACTGCAGATTTTGATATTTCATTATGGTTGACTTTTAATAATTTATATCCATCTGAATTAGAGTATCTATCGTTAGAATACACAGATGAAGATCCAGAAATTACTGTGTCTGTTATAATATTTCCACCAGCCGAAGAAAATCCTTCATCATCTACAGCTTCTATCGTAACATAATAACTGCTATAGTGTCCAGGTTGAGCAATAGATATATATAAATCTTTTTCTTGATCTCCAGTTGTCCCAAAAACTCCAGTGTTATGAATATCTGGATTAAATATTAATTCATTTGCTGAGGTCGTTCCTTTAACAGTAGTTGTATTTCTGCCTAAAAATCCTAGACTATTATGAACATAATCAAATACAAAATATCTATTAGAGTCTGATATAATTGTTCCTTCAAAAATTCCGCTAGTATTTAGCGGCCTAGTTATTATATTAATATTATTTGCTTCATAACTTTTCTGTGGAACTGAACCTAAAGATTGTAATCTGTAAATATCATTATATGATGATTTTAACAAAGAGTTATCCATAAGAATTCCACTTGATAATGTACCAGTTATATTATAAGGCAACACTCGATTATACATATTAACTGTTTTATTCTTAAAGAATTTAGAAAAATCATATTCTATTAAATTTGGATTATAAGCTCTTACTTCTGGATTTGTTTTTGAAGAGAATGATATTTGCCAGCCAAGATAACAGTAATCTGCAAATGTTGTTATCTCGTCTTGATTAAGAGTACTAATCATTCCTCCAGATTCTATACCATTAGAAGATATATATAAATCTGTAAAATAATTTAAATTTTTAAAACTAACCTCTTTAATAAATTTTTGACTTGGTATATAACCAGAAAATAATATTCCAGTAGACTCTAAGCCAATTTTATTTTTAGAAAAAACTGTTACATAATTTAAACCCGTATTTGGTGGTATATAAAAAAAGTATTTTTCATCTAAAGAATAAGGAATTTCTTGAACTAGATAATTATTATTATTACTATTTGGTCTTGTATCATAATATGTATCAGTTATATATATTCTATATGATTCTATATTTTCTAGATTTTCTATAGGTTTAAAATAAAATTTAAATCCTTTGCTATTTTGCGTTATATTAATAACTTCAATTGTAACATTAGGAGTGCCTGTGGGTCCATTCATTATATATCATCTCCTAATGTATATTTTGTTTCGTCATATTGAAGCGCAGTTACTTTATATCTATTTTCTTCTTGCTCTTCAATGTCTAAAATTCTAAATTTTTGAGTACGATCTAGATAAGGTTCTAAATAAGCGCCTGGATATAATCCAGTATTGCTAAATCCAGAAACACTTGGACTTTTTGTAAAATCATAAAAATTTGGATCAACTTCTATAGTCCAAACTGTATTTTGTAATAATGTGTGCTCAACATCATCTAATTGAGATGTCCCAAAATTAATTCTTGTAAATCCATTAAAGTTTGCTCCAGTTTCTAATGATATTGCATCAGAAAACAAAGATTGGGTTCCACCTTCTAGTAATATATTATTATATTCTATAGTTTGAACTTGTTTCCTTCTAATCAAAGATGTAGTTATTCCTGATGATATTGCGCTAATATTTCCATCTTTATATGGAATAATATTATTTCCAGTGTAAGTCATTGCTTCATTTCCAACTTCTGTACCGATTTCGATATTACCTGCTGGAGTCAATATATTAAATTTACACCCTTGAATAGCTGGTAAAAATCCAGAAATATCTTCATATTTTACATCAAGCACTGCTGAATTTTTATCTAAACTAAATGTTCTGCCACCTAATACTTTATTTTGTCTATTTTGATCTTGCACAAGGATTATATCTCCTGGTTTTAGATATAAAGCAGGAAGACTAGTTTCAAAATTTATTAATTCCGATTCAAAATTTTCAGATAATAATGTCCATTTGCCAAGTCTTTCTGCTTGACCTTCACTTGTGCAACCAAAAGCGCTCACTTCTATTTCTCTAATTCCAAATTTAATTAAGCCATCTCTATTTTCTACATATTTTACTGCTGGTTTATAAAAGTTTTCCTTATCATTATATCTAACGAGTGCTACATTTCTTCTGACTCTTTTACTTGTATTGCTATAAGTAAATTCACCATCTTTTACATTACTATTATTAAATAAATAAATAGATTGTTTTGGCCTGTCTTGAGAAGTCATAATAAGTCCAGCGCTATAATAAACAATAGCTCTAAAAACACTTGCCATATCATTCATGACTTTATAAGCGTCTTCTCTTGTACTAATTAAAACATTACATGTAAATCTAGGTTCAAGTCCTCCTTTTCCATCACTTACGAGTTCGTCACAATATTTACTAATTTCATAAAGCGTCCATTTATCTGTAAATTGTGGATCAATATATTTTCCTAGTCCATACCTTCTATTAGTTATTAGATCATAAAAACACCAAGCAGGATTGTCTGTCCAAGCTAATTTAAATGTACCGTTCCAGATTGGCGGATCATATGTTCTGCTAAATGGATTATAATTGCTTGGAACTTTTACTTTTAATAGTCTTGTATCATAAGCTCTTTGGGGAATGCTTTGGAAAAATCTTGCATCAAAAGTGGTCATTACTCCAGCCGTATGTGGAAGAACAAGAAAATCATTATATATTTCTGTTATAGAGTCTATTGCAGATTTTAATAATATGTTTGCATCAACACTTTCTATATATGTGGGTTCTATTTCGATTTCCCATCCTATTGTATTCTCATTAGTTTTTTCATTTAAACCAGTCCATTCAAATGTTTCAATATAAGGTCCTGCGTTTAACTTTCCAGTCATTATTAATAAAGAATAATCTTCTTCAAGATTTTCGTCAGGTTTAATGATTGTAGTCACAAGACCATCTGAATTTGATCCCCGATCTATTCTTTTTAAGAATAGTTTGAAAGTCATACTTTGCCTATCAATTCTTCCACCTGTTTGATTTTCTGCGGCGGCATCTGCGCTTTCCCATATTGTTAGATCTACAATTTGTTTAAATAAACTTATGCCTTTGATATGTAATTTTAAGCCATATAAATCTTTAGTAAGAATTGTAAGTGATTTTTTATATGATCTTTCTGAACCATCTTGAAATTTTCTTTTTCCAAATAATTTTGTTCCTACTGTTTTAGTACTAGTTAATCTTTTAGGAAGTTTAATCTGTTCTGCAATAACTGTATTATCTTGATCTCTAGCTTTTAGATAATTTACATAAACACCATTTTGTATTTTTCTAGAATAGAATTCTTCTTCTAAATTAATATTTTTTAATTCATTTATATTTGTGTGTCTTGGAGCAGAATCTCCATTATCATATTTTAGTCTCAAGAATTCAAAGTTTAAACTTCCATTATTTGGATATGTATTATCTGCTAAAGGTATCTCATTCCAATATACAGATCTAATAAAAGAAGAGTTTCCTGGATATCTTTTAATTGTTACTCCATTTTTATATCCAATATCTCCTTTTGTAAAGCCAGGATTAGGAACAATCTCATAATCAACTATGCCTTCAACTGGACCTTCACCAAGTACATCAAGAATTGATATATTTGTAAGAGATGTTATACCTACATCTTTTGATTCAAGAAGTGTATTTTTATATTGATATCCATAATTGTTTATGGTTGCTACTGTTGCGACTTGAGCTACAAGAGTATGACAATTTGATGGAACAGAATTAGAAGTTAACACAAAGTTTTGATTATAATCATATTTTCTCTTATCTCTCCATCCATGTTTTGTCATTATTTTACAACCGCCTCTTGAAGAACACACTACTTTACCAATAGGATCTCTAGTGACATAAGATCTATTGTGCACGTATATTGAATTAGCAATATATGTATGATATTTCTCTACTTCTATATTATAGACAATCTCCATGCCAATATACTTCTTGCTTTTGATTTTAATTTTTTTCTTATTAAAAGAGGTTAAATTATCTCCAACATCAATATCATTTAAAAGTTTAAATTCTCCATCAACAAGAAATGGATGACTTAGTGTAGATTTTATAATTGTACCATCTTCTAGCAATACTTCATAAACTGGTTGTGGAGATTTATCATGATCTGTAAAATCTATTACTTTTGAAATATGAATCTCTTCATTTTCATCAAATGCTAAAACTTTATCTCCTATTTTAATTTTTTCTATTTCAATATCTCCATCTGAAGTTTTTACTCTTGTGCCTTTAGCAAAACATGTTCCTTGGTAACGACAAGAATAAACATCTCCTACTCGCGGAGCAATATAAACACCAATATACATTGTAAACCTTGTGAATTTATAATTAAATGCACATGTATCTGTGAATTTAATAAAATAAGTATATGTTCCAACTTGATTTGGAATTCCATTTGGATATTTTAAAAGTCCACTTTTTTCTAGCTTTTGTTTTGCAAATTCAGAAGTTGTATCAAAACTTGGTCCAGTATCAAATACTACTTGATGTTCTGCTTCTTCTGGACTCACAGAGATAGTTGGAACATTTTGAGCTGGGTCTGCACTTATACCATTTTTAGTATTTCCGCTTGCACTAACATCTAGATTCTGTTGATAAGGTTGAGATACAGGGCCATTAGTAGTATCTGGAGCATAACAGGCATTTCCAATTGCATCTACAAGACCAGAAGATGCAAAATCAACATCATAACTTCCTTCAATATCTATTGAAAATTCTTTTAATAATTTTTCCCTTGCTGGTGTTGGATCATCTATAGAAATCCAAAAACATGTTTCTGCTTCTTTACTGTTTCCAGGAAGAAAAGTAAGAAGATCTGCATTTGTAGAGTTGTAGGCTATTCTTGTTCCTTCTAATATTGGGCCATCTGGATATCCATCCTTACGAATTTTATCAAATTCATTTTTATTAATTTTTTTATATTTTATGTAATCATCAGGAGTTGTGGATAATGCGCCTACTCTTTCAAAAGATAAGACACTCTTAAATTCTTTAAAAATAAATTTATTATTTTTAATAACATCAAAATCTCCTCTAGGTAAATCAATTTTAGAAGGAAATGCTGCTCCTTCTGCTGGATTTTTTTCTGTATAATCTTTAAAATTAAAAGTTAATGTTACTTTCGATGTTGTTCCTCTATCATTTGAAGCACTTGCATATGCATAAAAAGTTCCAGCATGTTGAACTTTTCCTGAGATAATATTTTTCGTAGCATTATAAGATAATCCAGGTGGAAGAGAAGAAATAGATACAATTTTTTGTTTTCCATTTAGTCCGCGAACTGAATTGCTAAACTTATCTCCAACATTACCGCCATAAACAAATGCAGAAATACTAGGTAATGGGCCAGTAACTGCTTTGGCGCCTACTATTGCTGATAATGTAAATGAGACTTCATTTCCAGAATCATAATCTGGTCCACGAATAATAAATGATAAGTTTTGTATTTCTATTTCATTTTTAATACTATTAGATACTGTGCCACTAATAGTTTTTGTAGAGCTATTAAAAGATAAATTTAAATATTGAAGCAAATCTTTTGTTTTTGGCGCCAAATAAACTGTAAATTTATCTGATATTAAATTTGTTGTAAGAGTATAGTTGACTACTTCACCTTTAAATAAACTTATAGTGGGCGCACTAGTAACATATATTGGATCTGATCCATCGCTGCTTTTTGATTTAATTGTTACACTTCTAGTGGATTTAAACGTTTCTGTTTGATAAACAGGTTTTTTCCTTGTGCCTACATTTATTAATTTGCTACCATAAAGATGAGTTATAATATAACCAGTATAATATCCAACATAATTAATTTTATTTTTTAGTAAGGTCGTAGTTGTGCTTGTGACATTTGGGAATCTTAATCTATCGCTAGAACTTGTTTCACCAATATAATCAAAACCATTAAGACTAAAAAAAGATGATAATTTATCTGTTACAAAATCAGCTTGAAAAGATTGATTTTTTATAGCGTCTAGAACAGTTGCGCCTGATACTATTTTACTTACAGAGTTTTGGGATATTGAAATAATTGAGGCTGGAGTTAGTCCAACTTTTGGACTCCCAGACATAATTAAACCATCAGTTAAACTCCATACAAACCAAAACCCAAGACCTCTATCTACTCCAGTAATCTTTAATCCATTATTTTGAGACACAGGCCAAGATCGTTTCGAACCAGGAGAAAATATTGGGTTATATGCTCCAAGCATATCCTCTACATCTGCAAGAATATCTTGAGTTGGATTTCCATCACCATCATATGGTTGTCCAATATCATTATAATTATTAAAATTATCAAAAGAAACTCCATTTTCTCCGCGATATGCAAGTCCTTCAATATATTTATTTGGATCGCAATCTTTACATTTTTTTGCCATATTAATTTCCTGCTGCTAATGAAGAATCCGATAAAGAATTGCCTTGTACATCTTGAATATCGATAGGAGTACCATAATGAGTAAAGTAATAACTTTTAGTTGGGTAATTTTGTTGTCCAGCATCCTCTGGAGGTTTTCCTGCGCTATCATATTTATTAGACCTTGATTGTATACGGTACAATTGGTCATAAGAACTAAATACCTGATGACTACCTATAATTAATCTTCCATAACCTATTGGCATTGGACCGCCTTCTCCAACTGTATTTACTGGCCCATTAAAAGTATAAGAAGGTTCTCCTCCGCCACTATCTGGAGAAGCTTCAAAATCTGCAGAAGGATTCGCAATTTGTTGAGGACTAACCATTGGGGGTGGTTTCATAAGAAGCATAGATACACCTAAAGATATTAGTCCCACAATAGCAGGTAATAACATTCCTAGTAAGCCTAAAGATCCACCTCCTGTTATGGGAGATAGTAAGATGCCTAAGAATATAGCAAAGATACCCTTAACTCCTCCCATTCCACCTTTACCTCCACTAGCTTTTCCTGCACCTCCATTATGAACTCTTATCTCATCTGCTATATATGTATGATTTTTCTCAACATGAAAATTATAAGTTTTTTCATATCCATCTTCTTCTATTTTTTCTATTGGTAAAACATCACCGCTTTGATGAATTAATACATCTCCAATTTGAAATTTTTCAAGTGGTGCAAATCTATTATATTCATTTAAGAACCAATGATTTTCTGTAGCTCTAATTATTTTTCCACCCCATAGTGTAATTTTCAAAATCTTATTTGATTCATGAGTAAAAGTTTCTTCTATTTTATCTTCTTGTATACTGCCATCTTTATCAAAAGAAAAAATAATATCTCCTTTTTTCAATTCTTCAATATTCTTTTGACCATCTGGTGTAAATATTTTTATTCCAGCGGGGAAACAGCCTCCGCCCCCTCCGCCTCCACCTTGGCCTGCTCCTTCTAAGATAGGCACAACATCAATTGTTTTTAAATGTTTACCAAAACTCATACATATTTCAGATTTACTTAACATATCAAAATGTTCTTTTTTTAATGATTTTAATTCTTGAGGTAATTTTTCTGATTGAGGAACCCAAAGTGGACGATTATTTACAAGTATCTCGTATTTAGCATTTTTTTCGGCTTGTTGTATAAGTAATTTAGTAAATTTTTGAGTATTAGCTTCTATTGCTCTAAAGGCTTCTGCAACGCTTGAAACTTCTAAATTCCATTCAGAACCTAGTTCTTCCCCTAAATATCCATGTAAATTAACCTTTACCATTATAGTTTGCTCCTATGCCTTAAAACATAATTTGTATGTTTTTTATAAAAGCTGTCATATAAATTTACACAAGAAAAAGAATTATAAGGTTGATGTAATATTAAGCCATCCCCTAAGTATACAGCCGCATGTGTCGGATATGTTTCAGATACATTTGGGAATAGCATCATTAATCCATCTGATTGTTTTAAAGGCGTATCTTTATCTAGTCTTACGAATCCTTGTTCAATAAAATTATTTTCATATAAATCTTTAATATCTTTTAATGATCTTGGATAAGAATTAATCTTTGGAAAATTAATAATAATATTTTCTTCTTTTATAGCATATTCTTGCATTAAAGTGAAGCAATCTGATTGACCTAACATAAATGGCCTTCCGATATAAGGATTTTTTTCTGAATTTGGGCTATAAAATTTAAATTCATCATATTTAACATTATAAAGTATATAATGTATATTATATTTATTACTGTTCTCTTTATCCATTTCGCTAAAATCTAAATTTTCATTACTATGAGAATGATAGCATGCAGTAATTTTGCCTAAAGAAGAACAGGATAGATATTCTTGAGGAGATATTAAAAAATTATTATTTTTATTATTTGCTACATTTCTGCATGGATAAATATCAAATTTATAAGATGTTTTATCAAAATATATAAAACCACATATTTCTTGTGGATATTTTTTAATACTTTCGCTTTTAATTTTTTCTTTAAGTTGAAGATTAAATTCTAAGTTCATGAAGATTGTGGACCTTGTTGGCTTTGATACTTACCTTCAACAGATGGGAAGCCTCCAAATGGCAATAAACCAATTAATTGGTTGCCATTAGCATCTTTGGGGGATTGTATATTGTAAGAGATTAGAGTATCTACAATATTAATATTTGTTCCTGCCGCAGTAGAATATGCGCTATAGTTATAGCTTCCATAAAATGTCTTTTTTGAAAAGTTAGGGTTTTCTTTCCATCTTAATCTACAACCTTTTAATGTTTTAGAGCAAATATCAGATAACCAATAATTTTGATTTGGTGGAGCATTAATAGCGTCTCCTGTATGATCTTGAGTGCATATAAAGTAATATTTAATTTCATTTTTTTCTATATGTACAAAATTATTTTTTTCATAGCCTATGCCTTGTCCCCATGCTCCTTTATCGATCCAATTAGTTTGATTAATAGCTCCTGTAAATGGATTATCATTTCCATCTGCAACTGGTGGGGCAGATAACAATCCAACTGCTTTTTGAGAGAGCGAAATTGATTTATCAGTTATTGCATCATCATTAGGAGAGCAATCTAAAGACACTTCTCCATACACTCCAGAATGAATAGGCGTTAATCTATTTGAGTATTCATATAAACATCCTTCTCCGCGATATGTGAATGGACAATTCTTTGATAATAATACCCTAGATGGTAATTTAACTCCTTCTACATCTAATAGTGATGCAAGTTCATAAATCGCATTAGTAGAATCTTCTTGTACTTTGCGATCTATATAAAAAATATCTGGAGTTAATTCTGTTTCGTAACTTTCAAGATTTTGACTTTTCATCTGATCTTTATATTCTGTAGCTAAGTTCGTTTGAGAAGAAAAAATTTGAGATGCTCCAGTTGGAGTTAAATCTTCGTAAATATAATCTGTAGCAAGAATATTAAATTTCTGAACGCCAAGATTAAAAGAATTTGCTCCTGTATTTGTTGCTGTTAATGTCAATCCTGTTGATGTTATCTTTTGTATATATTGATCAAAAATAAATCCAGATTCTGACGAAGCATTAAATAAAATTTTTGGAACATTAGAGAATGAAAATGGAAAAACTATATTAAAATCTCCAGAAGTATTTATAGAAAAATTATTTTCTATTCTTAATGCAGCTAATTTTACTTGCTCCTTAGAATAAGGATTAATTCCAGTATAATATCCAGTTTTTAAACTTAAATAATTTAAATCAAAATTTCCACTTATACTATCAGAAAATGTTAAATCAATTCCAGTATTATATTGATTTTGAATATGATAATTAGTATTTATTCCAGCGCCATCTACATTAGATTTTATTGATAAGAAACTGACAATATTATTGTCATTTTCAGAAAACGTTATAGGATAGGAAATGGATCTTCCTGTAATGCCGCTTACATCTATATTTATAGAGTTACAAAAGGTTTTTAATTTTCCTGTGCCATTTATTAAAGTAAATTCTTTATTATAATCTGGAATTATACTTGAGTAACTTGAAGAACTTCCTGATATTGCAAATACATTTACAGAAAAATAATTATCTATAAGATTTGAAGACTCAATATTTTCATTGAGAAGTAAACTAACAAAATCTGTAGATTCTATAGCATAATTCTGCTGCTGTAATTCAATTCCTAAACTTCTTGATCTATCATCTGTAAAAATTGATGTAAAAATTTTATTTTTTGCTCCATAATTTGGTTTTGGATAGTATATTAACCATTTAGCCATGCTTGGTGGAGGAGGGATTGGAGTAATTGCTCTTACTGTTAACGTATCACCATCTCTTGAAGCCCAAGGAGCTTGCGCGAACTCATTAAATGGGTTTACATTACCCGCAAAATTATCTGGACTCAAGTATCTAACAAAAGTTTTTCTTCTGGTAACTTTAGCGCCAACAATATCTTTAAGTTCATTGATCTGCATTCTAACATATTTATAAAATGAATTATATTCATCATCTAAGAATTGACTTGAAAATTTTACTTTAGGTGTTGGAATCGTTCCATTTGAAGTAATATCAAATTGCTCTCCAAATACTGGGAATGGATAATAATAATTTCCTTTCCATTTTATAATTCCTCGGTTTATATTGAATAAATTAAAATCATTATGAATTCTTAAGACTCCATCTCTTATTGGACCGTTAACAGTTGGATATGTAATTGTTGCGGGTTTGATCTCATTTAGATCAATCTCATATAACATAATTGGGGTTGTTGGTTCAATCTCATGGATATGAGTGTTGATTGATCGTTGAGCTTCTAGTGCAGATAAAAAATATTCGCTAGCTTGTTGACTCATTTTTATTAACCTGCAATTTCTTCCATTTTTGCTCTTATAGAATAATTTTCTTTAAATGTAAAATTAGACTCCCATTCTCTACAAACAAATCTAGTTTTATAAGTCGTATCTGCATATATACCAGGAGGATTAAATGCAAATGATTTTGTTCCAGCTCTTTCTTTAAAAAAATGAACAATTGCTCTTGCTTCGTGCTCTGTTCTTTGATCAAAATTAAATTGTAAAACTTTTAGATCTGGATTAAAGCTTTTACTAATTCTTTGTTCATATCCATTTCCAAATCTTATAGTTGTAACTAATGGTTTATGCTGAACTGTTGATGTATAAGATGCAACCCATATAAAAAATGGTATTTTTTTATTATTTTGTAAAGTAATTACTCCGCCCCAATACTCTGATCCTGATCCTGTATCTGGTTCATCAGGAGAACCTGGACTTGAACTTTTTACATGGTCTTTTAATGCATACCAAAAATAACCATGATATTTTACTATGTCATTTTTAATAAACTGATGTCCGCCACTAATACTAGCCCAATTCTCTATATTATCATTAATAGAAGCCATATACCTTACCTTATTCCTTTAATATATTTACACCTAATGCTGTGTAATTTATAGTAAAGGTATAAG